TATGAAAGTTTTAAATTATGGCAAGTATAGCAGATCAATTCAAAGGACTACCTATCGAAGAACTAATCGTCTCGCCTTTAGTAGGTATAGCAAAAGGACAAGCGAAACTAAACGATGTAACTTGGAAGTACATTCAAGAAGTTGGTTTCGATCAAAAAGACGGAAAATATAAACCAAGATCTCTTGATGTAGAAATTAATAGGTATGTAAAGGTTGAAGGAGCAGATCAACCTGAATTACAGACTCTTCATAGTAAGGTACCACTGTTACCATTAATTCCGCTTCCTTCTCTTGCTGTAACTTCTGCAGATATTGAGTTCACCATGGAGGTACAGCAACATGACTCTCATACTGATAGCAAAGATACTGAAACTACTGTTGATGTGGATGTTAAGTATAAGTCTTGGTGGGGATTAAGTGTAGAATCTAAACTACATGGTAAAGTAGCTACTCACTCGGAAAATACGAGAAAGACAGATAATACAGCAAAGTATGATGTTAAAGTACATGCAGAGCAATTACCTGAAACAGAGGGTATGAAAAAATTAAGTGATAGCCTTATCACAATGATTGAGCCTGTAGTTGCTAATCCAAGTAAGTAATATATTATTATGTTATGAAGTCCGTCTCGTTAGAAAATCTGATAAGGTCAATTAAGCTATCGATAGTTAAGTCGACCGATATACTCGAAAAGAGTCATATACAAAAATTATCAGAGTATTTTAACGAGGACGGTACCCCTGTTTGTAAAACTCTAAAAATTAATGATAAAGATGTTAGCGTACCGCTATACACTTTATTAAATCATCAAACATTAGCCTTAGACGAGATGGAAATGTCGTTTAAGGCTAAAATTTTTGACTCCCAAGAAAATAAAGAAACTAGTGAGAAGTACGGACTAGTAGAGCAAATAAAAAAGAATCCATACAACCCCTTCAATACCAATGATATTCAGGTTGATATGAGAAAAACAAAAGAAGATGCAGCTGGATTTGCAGAAGTAAAAATAAAATTTAAAATTACTGATAAACCAGAAGAAGTTTCTAGAATTGAAGATTTACTTATACAAGATATAAATTCAAAATGATAGGTACTGGTATACCCTGTCCCTGTTGCGGGTCCTCTCTCAATATAACTATGGATTTTATAATTGAAAATCCTATAGCAGCTTGCCCTACTTGTAACTCTATTATGAAGTTTCCAGTAAAGGATGATCTATTCAAGCAGTATAAAGAAGCAAAGAAAGAGATAGATAATATTAAGAAATCTATTAATTATTTAAAATAGATACATGCCTAAAAAACAAGAAGATAAATATTATCTAGGTAATAAAAGCTTACCTGCTGCAAATATGGAGTTCGAATGGACTCCTAAAATGGTAAGAGAGTTGAAAAAGACTCGACAGAATATCCTATACTTCGCTGAAAACTTTTTCTTCATTGTAAACCTCGATAAAGGTAAGATGAAGATTCCTCTTTATGCGAGTCAAAAGAGAGTATTAAGATCATTGCGCGACAATAGATTTGTCGCTTGTCTAGCATCACGACAGACTGGCAAGACAACGATGATGACAATATATTCGCTATGGATAGCATGCTTTCAAGAAGACCAACGTATACTTGTTGTAGCGAATAAAGAACAAACAGCAATCAATATTTTCTCTCGTATTAGAACTGCATATGAGATGTTACCTAATTATCTAAAGCCCGGTGTTATAGAATACGGTAAGACTTCTATGAAATTAGCTAATGGTAGTAGTATAGGTATTAGTACAACAAGTTCTGATGCTGGTCGTGGGGATTCTTGTAATGTTCTTATCCTTGATGAGTTAGCATTTATACCTAATAACTTAGTAGATGCTTTTTGGAAATCGGTTTATCCTATTATTTCATCATCTAAAAAATCAAAAATTTTCATAGCTTCTACCCCTAATGGTACTGATAATTTATTTTATAAGCTATACATGGATGGTTTAAATAATAAGAGTAATTGGTATGCAGAGAAGATGATGTGGTATGAAATACCAGGTAGAGATGAAAAATGGAAAAAGGAAACTATACAATCTATAGGAAGTGAAGAAGCTTTCAGACAGGAATTTGATTGTGAGTTTATTGAATCAGGAGATACATTTATTGATGAAGAGTATTTCTTAAAGCTCGAGAGTGAAATACAAGACCCTAAACATATATTTGAAGATGGAGCATATAGAGTTTGGGAAGTACCAGATATAAATTCTATCTATACTATTGGAGTTGATGTTGCAGAAGGGGTAGGTAAAAACAGTTCTGTTATCCAAATTTTAGATATTACAGATCTTACAAACATTAAACAAGTTGCAGAGTATTGCAGCAATACAATTAACCCATATGAATTCGCGACTAAAGTACACGATATTTGCGAGCATTGGGGATCACCTCCGGTATTAATAGAGAGGAATAATAGTGGAGCTCAGGTTGTAGATTTACTATATCAAAATTACAGGTACCCTAATATTGTAAGTTACAGCCCTAGAACAGGTAAATTCAAATTTGACAGAATGGGAGTATATGCTCATACTAATACCAAATATAAGGGTGTTATGAATATGAGATATTGGGTTCATGAGTTAAAATGTATTTTGTTTAGAAGTGAAGAGACAATACAAGAACTAAAAGCATTCCAACGTAAACCTAACGGAACGTGGTGCGCAAAGCCTGGATATGATGATGATAGAGTTATGTCTCTAATATGGGCTTTAATGATCCTTGATAGCGCTTTAGTACAGAGATACTATGATGTTGTAGAATTAGATGATAATGGTAAACCAAAAAATATAATTTTATCTGAATTTGTCCATCAAAATTTTAAAGGTTTTTTAAATGATTATAAAACCGAAAATGCAGCAGATACATGGCAACCACCTAATGTAGTATTCCAAGATATAAATATTAGTGAGGACCCGTCTGAGATAGATGATCTTGTTGCACAAGGCTGGGAAGTATTATAATGAATCAATCACCACTTAATAAAAATAGAAACGATAAGTTTATTCTTGTTCTCAATCTACCTGAAGGATTGAAAGAGATAAATGATAATATATCTCGTAACAATAATAGAGTAAATGCTAATAGTTTAGAAATGAGTATATTCGGTACTCTAACACCTTCGTTCGATATCCCTGAGGTTACATTACCATACGGAGCTCAAAGCGTAAAAGTTAGCTCTCATGTAAGACAAGCTCCAGGTAGTTTTGATTTTAATTTTAAAATCGATAATGAGTATAAAAACTACTGGGTAATATATAAGTGGTTGGATTTTTTAAATGATGTTAAAACAGGTAACTTCAATAGTGACAATATAATTGATATAAAAGGCCATTCTTATTTAAATGCATATGCATCTAATATTACTGTTTTTGGTTTGGATGAATATGAAAATAGGAAAATACAATTTGATTATATTGGTGCATTTCCTACAAACTTGGCAGAGATTACCTGGAACTATAATGATAATAGCGAGATAACCTCTTCAAGTTCATTTAGTTTCACGAAAATGGAAGTTAAATTACTCTAATAATATTATCCTTATATTTACATTTAGGCATATTATATAATATTGTATGTAGTTCATCAATAGTAATATTACCAGCTTTATAGGATTCAAGCTCTATAGAACCTATCATTTGATTCGTTCTATTTTGAATACTTTTGATATACATAGTAGCTTCAAACATTTGATCGTTATCTCCTGTATCAAACCAAGCATGATTAGACCCTAGTATCGTCAGACCTAGCTCACCTGAATCCATATAATCTCTGTTTAGATCTGTAATTTCTAGTTCATTTCTACCCGATAGTTTTAGATTTTTAGCTCTCTCGGGCGCGGTATTATCATAGAAATATAAACCTGTAACAGCAATATCACTAGTAGGTTTAGAAGGTTTCTCTTCAATATCTAATACAACTAAATTGTCAGTACATGTTACAACTCCGTAATCCTGTGGATTGCTGACTTTATAACCTACAATAGTTGAACTCAGTTTCCTTGTACTTTCGCACAAAGGCTCTCCAACGCCTGTAAAAATATTATCTCCTAATATTAATACCACGTCTTCGTTTCCTATAAACTGCTCTCCTATAATTAACGCTTCAGCAATTCCTCGAGGGTCCTTCTGGACCTTGTATGTAATATTGAGACCTAGACTAGATCCGTCTCCAAATATATCTAAAAATGTTCCTACTTGATTAGATATAATAAGTATGTCCTTTACACCTAGATTAATTAATGTAGATAACGGGTAATATATCGTTGGTTTATCATATACAGGTAAAATCTGCTTAGATAATACCTTTGTATTCGGATACACTCTCGTACCAGAACCACCAGCTAGAATTATTCCTCTCATATATTTATATTATATTTTATTTCCTATGCATTTCAACTAATAATAAATCCTAACTTTCCATTAAGGGACAATAAATAATTAAAGAAAGTTACAACTATGTCTAGACGAACTATACAATCTCCTGGAATTGAAATCAGAGAAATCGACTTGACACAGAGATCCGCAGCTCCTATTGGAACTAGTGTATTTATACCTGGTTTTTCAAATCAAGGACCAACGGATGAAGTGTTAAATGTTGGTACATTTTCTGATTTTGAAGAAATTTACGGAAAACCCACTAACTCTGCTGAAAGATATTTCTATCACAGTGTCAAGCAGGTATTTAACAGCGATGCTCGTGTTTATACATCCAGATTGCCTTATGGCGTTGGTGATGGATTATCGGATGCAAGCAATAAGTACACAGCACTAGTATATCCTGTTGTGGCTCCTAAAACCACAGAATTTACATTCTCTTCTGGTGGTACTCAATTAATATTTACTGGTATATCTGATTTATCGGCTGGTACCGGAATGGAAGTATCTGTAGAGTTAATTACTAAAGATAGTAACGGGGATACTAATTTTACAACGAGAACCCTGGGAGTTACTGCTGCATCTGTAAGTACAATATCTGGAGCTGATATTGAAACAAATTTAAGTGCTGTATCAGCGCAAACAATCGTTAAAGCTGTAGCTTATAGTGCAGATGGTATTAGTCTCAGCGGAGATGCAGTAAGTTTATCAGCTGCTGATTATTATATCCTAGGTTCACCTACTTTAGTAGAACTAGATCAAGCTGCTTATCATCAAGCATTAGATGGTAATTTGACATGGTCAAATGATGCTGCTGTAGGTCAATCAAAAGACTTCTCATCAGGTCAATTGACTGCAACTGGGAGTATTTCCGGTGCTGGTCTAATAGTACTTAATAAGGCTAAGACAACTGTTAATAATAACTTCGAAGGTTATTATGTTGGTCTTATGGATGGTGCAAATAATAATCCAGCAACTGATTATGATGGAGCTGTAACTCAGTATGTTGCTGCTTCTGCTGGTAGTCATACGCCTGCTGAATTCGCTACTGTACCTACATCAAGGTTAGATTATAATCTAAGTGGAGCTAGTATTTCTGAAGCAAATTCAATTAGTAGGACATTAGAAGAAATATCTCCATTCAATATCACCGGCGCTGACTTTGTTGATACGATTTCATTAGGAGTCTTTAAAGTACGGGTTACTCCATTTTCGAACACAGATCTTAAGTTAAGTTATTTCCTAGCTGAAGGGTATACTGGATCTCTTAACTCTTATAGAAAAATACAAAATGAAAATGGCGGAGAAAGAAAATCATTCTTCTTAGAAGAACAAGACGATGCCTCACCTAACGTTAAAGTTTTAGTTAACCCTTATATCAGTAAGCACGCTGGTGACTGGACATCTGCTAATTCTGAAGCTCCTAAGAAGTTTGTTAGAGTACATACTGAAAAAACATATACTAATGAAACAGCTGAGATCATGGAGGAATTCAGAGATCAGGAAATCGGAGAAACAACTAATTATTCTAAAAATACTGGTATATATAGTTTAGGTGCTTATGCTGATACTAAGACCATATCTAAAAACTTAGGTAGTATTCCCGATAAGCTTGATAGGATATTCAATATTGCATCTAATGTAGATCAGTTCCCTATTGATGTCTCAATTGAAGCTGGTCTCGGTACTGTTTGGGTAAATCAGCAACATTCAAGTGATACAGTAGTAAAGAATGCTAGTGCTTTCGAGGATACAGCATTCTTAGACTTAGGTAGCCCTACTGCTAATACTGGTTTTTATACTCTCAATGAGAATATGAACTCTGCAGGAACCGCTATTTCAATTAGAGATGACTACAGAACTATATTCAATAAGTTCGAGCAGTTTGCAAGGCAAACCCGTAAAGATCATGTATTCATTGCTGATGTATTACGTAATATTGTCGTACAAGGTGACAATAGTAAGATATTGGATGATAAGTCTAAAAACTTCAGTCAACATGTTTATTGGCCATTCCGACATCAGTTTGGATCAGCTAATAGTAACTTTGCTGTAGTTTATGGTAACTGGATTAAAACATATGATTCAATCTCTGATAAACAGATATGGATTCCATTCTCTGGAAATGCAGCTGGAATATATGCGAGAAACGATGCTAACTTCGCCCCTTGGTATGCTCCTGCAGGTTATTCAAGAGGTATTGTTAATCAGGCAAATGATATTGCGATTAGTCCAACACAACGTCAAAGAGATCAATTATACAGAGTTGCAATTAATCCTGTAACTCAATTCCCTAATGAAGGTATTATTGTATTTGGTCAAAAGACATTACAACGTAAGCCTACAGCATTCGATCGAGTTAATGTTCGTAGATTGTTCTTGGATCTTGAGAAACGTACAAGAACAACTCTCAAGTCATTCATCTTCGAGCCGAATACATTCTTAACTCGTACAAAGGTTGTTAATACTTTAACACCTATATTTGAGAATTGTAAGCAAACTGAGGGTGTTTATGATTACTTGATTGTATGCGATGAAAGGAATAATACTTCCGCAAGAATTGAGAATAATGAATTGATAGTAGATATCTACTTGAAACCAGTTCGTGCTGCAGAGTTTATTCTCGTTAACTTCTACGCTGTTAACAATGATGTTAACTTTGAAGAAATAGTAGGACAGTAAAAAACCCATTCATATAACATTGCAAAGCTCGGCGAAAGCCGAGCTTTTTTTATAAATATTTTAAATGAGTAAGGGCATAGAATACCAAACGAATGACGCGAGTAATGGAATTATAATGGAATTCTATAATCGATTACTTGAGTTTGACACCACCTTATCTGACTCTAATTTATTTTATGTATCGTATAGTATACCAGATGCATTAACGGATGACCTATATCAAGCGATAGGAGAAACATCGAATGATAATAGAATAGGTATATCTAAAACTAAAGAAGTTTTTCAAAGAAATAAAATTCAAGCTCTTACTACCGGAGTTGACATACCTGATGATAAAAATAGCACTAGTGTAATATCGCATAATTCTAATGTAAATGGGTTTTTACCTATTACAGTAAACAATGGTAGAATATATGACTCCACAGGTCTAAAAACTAGTTTTTATGATACTAACTTAAGTTTAAATGATTTAATTTTTAAACCGTGGATAAGACTGATAGCTCGTAACGGCTGCTTCGATAATAGCTTATATACAGATGTACAAGTTGTATTTCTAGGTAAAGGGATAAATTCTTCTGGGCTCTTTAAATCTCAAAAATCTATAATAAGAAAATTATATACATTTAAGGATTGTGTGCCTGTAGATACTGAGAGTGCAGATAGATATCAATATACAGTTGATTCTAATCTAGTAGATCAGAGGATCCAATGGAAATTCAACAGATACGATGTCGTCCTTACTAACATTTAATGATATAGAATATCTCACTAGTCAAATAGACGTAAATAATATTGATAATGTTTTTAAATT